AGCCATTGTTAAGTACCTCCTTTATCACTCAGTAATGGTAAAGGCACAGGTCACGAAGTCCTTGTTCAGGTTCGCGAAACCGGCGTACAGCTGCCAAATCAGGATGATGAAGCGGCTGAAGTCGTCGTTGTTGTTGATCAGAACTTGAGCGTTCGGACCACCGATGCCCACACCCACAGCCTGAGGACCGAAGAACAGAGCCGGAGGAGTGTCGTGAGAAACAGAGCCGTCGCCATCGTTGATGTCAACGGTGATCGACTTGCTGGGGAAGTTGGTGGACTCGAAGAACCGCACACCTTCAAACACGAAGCCGGAAGGCATCACAGGTTCGCCAGCCACGAACTGAGCTTGACCGAACTGGCCGCCGCCGTAGATAGCAGCGTTAGGAGCCATCATGCCCATCAGAGGGTTGGGGGCGCCAGTGCCAGGATAACGAGCCACTTCACGGAAGCCCTGGTCAGCACGCAGGTCCTTCATGAAGGAAGGATCAGCGATACAACGGTAGTAACCGTCGGCAAACACGGGCACGTTGCGCTTGCGGAGGCTCTTCACAACGTTCAGAAGGTCGGTCTTAACGTTGAACTTGAAGCGCTCGGAAGCGTACTCGGTGGCGGTGTAGGTAGCCAGAGTGGTGGAACCAGTCTTGGCGTGGTTGTTCGGATAGTAGTAACCACCCTGGGTGTCGGAGGACTGACCACGGGACTCGGACTTGAACAGTTCGTCCAGGAACACACGGTCGCGCCAGCGGCGGTAGTCATCCAGCAGGGTCAGCGAACCGATGGACTGGTGGAACATGTTGAGGTTCCCGGTGTCCAGCAGCAGACGCTGAGCGGTCATCAGAGTCTCGCGAGCAATCTTGAAGGTGCTCGGGAGGTTGGCGTTGTTCGGGTCAGCAGGACCGGTGTACTCACGGAGAGACACCAGCACCTTGTCCTTCACGATGGACCGGCTGTTAGCGGTACCGATGGTTTGATCCTGGGTACGCTCACGGTTGGTCTTCGTGCCGGGGTTACCCCAGAAGCGGTAACGATCCAGCTGAACGGTTTGACCCGGCTGTTTGGTGAAATCGTGGACGACCACTGGCTCGCAAGCCATCTCCACGATGTAAGCTGGGTGGGGACGGTACAGCTCCGCGCCCAGCAGCTTAGGAAAGTCGTTATCAATAAACATGTTGGTTTCTCAGCGTAGGTTTTGCTGATACCTGAGACCAGGGGGTCTCGAACTCAACAGCCAAAGCTGTTTAACTCTGGAACTGTTGGTTCCATTAAAAAAATTATAGCAACACTTACTGCTGCTAATTATTTAAGTTGACCCGCTAAAGCGCGTAATCCGCGACCAATTGCAACATTGCGGATAGCTTCCAGGCCAGTTCCAACTCCATAGCTGGCCAACTGAGCTGCGTGCATTGCAGGTGAGATCTGGGTTCCAGCGGCTTCCAGGTAACCAGCACCACGCCTGGTGGCCTCAACTTCAGAGGCGATGGTTCCCAATTGATTTAAATAACCCATGCCAGCTCCGTAGGCCAAGGCACGTCTGGTTGATGGGGCAAAGGCACCAACTGCAATCTGAGCGCCAGTTTGAATCAGTGGGTGCAGGACTCCGCCATATGTCTTCTGCTGAACCTGCTGCATCAAGCCAGGTTGCATGTTAATGGATCGGTGTCCAAGTTCATGTGCCAGCACAAACTGACTGGCCTGCGGTCCATAGTGCAGCTCATCAACGGAGCCGGAATCATCAAAGTGATAAGAGCCGCCTTTGTTGCGCTCGGGATTTAAGACGGTCTTGAGCTGCCCACCGCCAACTTCTTTTCCATGAGCACGGATCAGTGCCTTCTTTTTTGCAATGACCCTGGGATCAGTTGAAACAACAGGATCGGTTTCTTTCTGGGCGCGGCGATAATAACCTTGGCTCAATGCTTCCATCAAAACTGGAGCACCGATTGAACTGGCGGCAGTCAAGCCAAGGGCCTTAACTAAATCGCTTTGCCCGCGATCCATCAGGCTTCTGGATTGTACACAGGCATGCCAACCATGCCACCATTCAGCATATTGCCAGGAGAATAAAAGTTAGGATCCATAGTCCCCATAGCATGATAAGGATTGACATAACCGTCCATCGGCTGAAGATCAATTTGAGGGGATTGAATCTCAGGATCAATTGCCCCGCCCTTCATCATGGCAACAGTTTCTAAAACCTGCTTGGCCTGGGTTGCTTTCTTCTTGGCGTCTTGGCGAGAAGATTTTTTCATGTCAGTCTTCCTCGGAGGTTTGATAGGAGAGGGGCAGTTGGCCGCGATACGACACCATGGCGTCCTTCATGCGGTGCTGCTGAGCAACCAGAGCATCTTGCATGACTTGACCCTGGCGCAGGTGATTGCCAGCCAGAAGTCCCATGCCACCTAACGGCGAGCCAGGAATGGCAAGGTTCAGGTAACCGGCCTGCAGGTCTGCGGGCATGATATTGCCACCGACAATCGGTTTGTCACCGGCCATGCGCTGACGCTTTTCTTCTGATTGACGACTTGCCGCAACGCCAGCAGCTGCGACAAAAGCACCGGCACCGAGAAGGCTTGCGCCCATGGCACCGTAACCGAGTTGCGACAGGTTGCCAGCTTCCCGGACACCTTGAACTCCCTGGGCAACCCCACTCACGGCTTTGCCGGCAGCACCGACTGCTTGGCGAGCCATGCCTTCTGGGGCTTGCTTATAAACACCACGCAGAAACTCTTGCGCCTGAGTCAGCACACCAGGTCCAACTGGTGTCTTACGACCAGGTGCACCTCCAACTAATGCAGTTGCAACGCCGCCACCTAATTGACCTGCGGCGCGTTTAACTGCTCCGGGAACTTCCATCTTATTTACAAATAAAAAGGGGCAGCACTTGCTACCCCTTATTTTACTTTTACTAAGTTTTAGATCACTCCATCACCAGGAGTTTCTGGCGGAAGGACTCAGGCGAGGCCATGTTCAGATAGCGCCAAGCGTTAGCGGGGTCGCGCTCAGCCAGGGCACCGAAGTTGTTCCAGAAATCAACGGGCTGATTCTGGGCCTGGGGCTGAGGGGGAACCGGCATCTCAGGACGCTGGAACTGAGGGGCGGGAGCCTGGGGCATCGGGGCCACGCCAGTGCGGACACCAGCAGCAGCGGCAGGGGCCATGCCGATCTCTTCATCAGGGATCGGGTAAGGGCCGTTCTCACCGAAGAACTGGCAGGTATAGTCGGCCAGCACGTCGGGATCCGTCAGGATGGTCTCGTAAGCACGATGCTCATTGGCAAGCTCTTGCAGCAGAGCCACGGCCTCATTCAGCTGCTGATTGGTGGTAATCAGCGAATCTTCCAGGCGGCAGGAGTAGTCATTGAGAACGTTGGCGGCGTCAGGACCGAAGTGGTCAATGACGGCCAGGCTCTGCTCACTTACGCCGTTGGCGAGGAGCTGTTCCCGGCTGATTTCCGGCGAAGTTTGGGAAGAGTTGCTGGAGTAAGCCTGGTTGCTGTTGGTTCCAGGCTGCCAGGTCTGCATCCCCTGGCTGCTGTACGGGGTTGCCGCTTGGGAACCGTAGTTGGCCTGGGCGGTTTGTTGTGTCGCCCCGGACTGTTGACCCTGGAACGGGAATTGGACGGGCGAACTCAGGAGCCCCACCACCCGGTTGAACGCCTCCTTGTAGGGGTTCTCCGCTTGGGGAGCCGAGGTTTCCGCCTGGGGGTAGTACGGAGTAGGGCTGTAAGGGTTGGCTACCCCCATCTGGGCCTGCATTTGCGGGGCTGGGGCCACCGCTTGCTGGTAAGGAGCCACCCATTGGGGCGCTGTTGAAACCGCTGGGGCTTGTGCCGCCGTCTGCGCCACCGGAGCCCCGTAGCTGATCGGTTGGGTCGGGGATACTTGGGGTGCCGATTGGGTCGGCATTGCGGTATCGGCCTGCATAGGTTACCTCTTTTTGTAGGCTTTCGAGAGTTCGGTAAAGGAACGGAGTGAGATCAAGTCTCGGATCCGCAGCCATCGGTAAGTCCGGTTGCTGCGGATGAGGTGTCCGCATTTCTTGATTGACGAGATCAATAAATGTGGAGTAAGCCCTCTGTACTTGACCCACCATTCGGAAGGGAAAGCCGGAAAGCATCCCGGCAATTTCGTCGTCCGTTTTTGAAGGGAACAAATACTTCAGTGCTTCAATGCTATCAACACCTAATTCTTGTAGGTTTCGGGTGAAGATGGACTGGTTCAATTTATCCTGCGCAGTATCTTCGTACACAGGACCCATCCAACGCCATGCCACTGTCCGATCACCATCAGGAGCAAGGCCAAGAACCCCAGGAGGTATCTCTTTGGTTTCAAGAGCTTTGTCGATAGCTTTCTGCAAACCCTTTTCGTACCTTGCCTTGGCGCGTTCATATTTCTGTACAGCTTCTGGCGTCTCTTCTGTGGGCGGCTCGGGAACTTTAAGTCCAGAAGCGTAGGCCAAGGTCTTGCGGAAGATTTGTTCTTCCTGGAAAATCATCAGCTCAAAACACTTGCAGATGCCATAGGTGTAAAGCTGCAGACACTTTTTCTTTGCTGTAGCGCTGACCCGTCCGTAGGCAGACTTGATTTCAGTCGCCGTGACGTTTGTGATTGAAAGGTCATCGATGCCGCCCAGGGACAGGCGAATCTCAGAGCGAAGCTGATCAACGTACCGGGCCTGGTCTGTGCTGACGGCGTTCGGAGTGATGAAACCAACGCGGTCTGTGGGCTCCAGGTTGGCAATCACTCGGGGAACACGCATGCCGCCACCAGGTTGTCCGATGTAGCCAGGGGCATTGCGGGTGACAGGATCCTGCTTAAAGGTCGAGCTGGAGAGGCTGAACTCCGACTGGAAGCCAGAGGCACTGGCGATGCTTGGACGTTGGACGGTGCCATCTTCCGAGCGGGTCTCAACGATGTCCTGCTTGGGGCGGGACGAGAGCAGAGTCGGGTTACCAAAGAACGAGAGGTTTGCCCGGATGTTTTTAACCATCTCATCGTGGGCAACAATCTGATTGGCGATCCACTCAAACTCGCCGCTGCCATCGGTGCCAAAAGCGTCCGGATTGTTAAAGACTTCAACACACGGAATGAACTCCATGGTGTTGACAACAGTCTTTTTCTCCAGGGTGGCGAACTCCTGAGGCATGTCAAAGTTCAGTTCCTGCTCGCTGTGGAACTCTTCAATCTCAGCAGCAGTAATGCGCAGACGCATGTACCGCTTATCCGTCGACAGGCCGACGCCGCCAAAGCCACGACTGGACTTGACCTTGTACGGATAAATGATGACGACTTCTTCTAATTCACCCTCTGGAGAGTAATAAGTTCTGTAGGCATCCTTATCAAACCAGTACAGGCGATATGTTTTTTTGGTGGGGCGAATATAAAACAGACCTTTGCCGTAGGCTAAAAAGCGATCCCAGATCGAATCCAGGCGGGCGTCCAGCTTGTTGAACTTGATGACCTGCTGAACAAAATCAAACCGCTGCGTGCCGAAGTTATCTTGCTCTGGATAGAATTCGACGCCCTGCCGAATCCCAAACATTTTCATTTGGGACAGGTGGGCGCTGATGAGCATGGTGTCAGCAGCCCCGGTTGCTTCCCGGTTGACGGCTGCTTTGAGCATCCCTTCAAGGATGGATTTGCTTTCGCTCATCAGTTTTTAAATACCTATGTCTATTATGACTCAATTTCGTAGCCAGCGGAAATACGACGTAGGGTAATGGTGTCGTCATCCACCTCAACATCAAAACGTTCGTTCGGTGTGAGGGCCATGTCGTGACACAGTTCATCCGGCAAAGGGATGATGACAGAACCGTAGGCGTCTTGTTCTAACTCAATGGCGTAGTAGCTGACGGACATTATTGAGCGTTAGTTCAAGTTTAAGTTGCGTCAATACTCTATGGTACCTAACTTCAGTATTCCAATTCCAGCTTGCCCCGCGACATCAGGCCATTGCAGAGCCAGATCAAGGAGTCCACGCAGTCATCGTGGCTGCTCACACCGAAGTTGATGATCTCATCTGTCATGGCCTGGAACTTGCGGTACTTGTTGAAACGGATCTTGCGCTGCTCAAACAGGCCCATAATGCCACGGAAGCGAGCAACCTTGTCACCACGGAACCCTGTGACCGGGTGCCAAAGCAGGTTGTACAGACCCTGCTCGCCAAGGCAGATGCGTTTGAAGTCAGCTTCCAGTGATGCCTGGTACGCAACAGCTTCTGACCAGATATGAACGTTGCTGCCTGTGGGGTAATACTGATCTCCATCTTTGTGGACGATGCCCCACTCGTAGCACATTTCCATCAGGGACTCCAGTTTCTCCAGGTTTCCCATGATGCGAATGCGCTTGGAATCGATGACGTAGATTTTGTCATCCAGTCTGCCGCCAAGGGTGAATACGGTGTAGTCGTTCCGCTCCCTGATGCCAGCGGAGAGGTCAACGCCAATGCCCATAGAATCAAACTCCGTGGGGATCTGGCCTTTGACAATCAAGTCAGGCGGGATCGACAGCTCGCTGGTTTGAACAATCTGGTTTTGGTACTGGAAGCTAAATGAGATGGGAGCCTGGCGCCGACGCTCACTGAGGTACTCCAGGGACCACATCTCCGGCCAGTAGGACTTCTCTTCTCCTTCTTCATCAACCGTGATGGCAGATTGGATGATCTGGACCCAGTCGTTGACCGGAACAAAGGTGGTGTTGTGGATGTCGTCGTGGCGGAAACGCGTACCTAGGCAGACAGCCCTGGCACCTTCAAACATGGTCGGAACGATAACAGAGTTCCAGTTATCCTCCATTTCTTTACGGATGTCACGGTTTTTGATATCGGCAGCACTCTTGATAGCATCATCGATGATACATAAATGAGAACGTTTCGATGTCACCGCCCCCTTAAGACCAGCGCAACAAATGGTAAATTCTTCTTCACCAGTTGATTTGATGCCTGCGAACTTCCAATCAATGCTCCAGTATTCATTACTACTTACACCCTTGGCAATCTTTACCGTTGGGAAAATTTCTTTATAAAGTTTGCTATCTTCAATGATTCGTTTAATGGCAGCACTCTTAGGACGTGCAACATCAACCGTGTACGAAATGTACAAAATCTTTAGCGGCTTTTTATGCAGGGCATGAATACCAATTGCCCAGGCAGTAAACAAACCTAAAACCGTTGATTTAGCTGAACCCCGTGGAGCAAGAATATCGATATTGGGTCCTCCGATCCCAATCAGACACTCCGTATCTTCTCCGGTACATAAGTATTTATGCCACTCCTTATGATGGGTTGCTGGCGGCTTATCGCCGACAACATCGCAAAAATAAGCAAAGTCAACCCTGGCCCTCTCGATATCAATATTGGAGGTCTTCTTAACAACTTGCTGCTTAGCGGCAGCTCTCGCAGTCCTCCTGTAAACCGAATATAAACTGGTGCCGGCCATGACTACAAAAGATCTGTACTAAGAGTACAGGACTGAATCTTAAGATTCTTCCTGCAAGATCTTTGTCCACACAGCCATTGATGCTTCCTGGAGCGGGCCTTCAATTGGGTCGTCTCGGAAAATAGACAGCATCTCCCTGAGTGCACGGTCGGCGCCAGCAAGAATCAAACCTTGCTTGTCGGTCAGGTTCTTCTCATCATTCAGCTGCTTGATCGTGCCACGCAGTTCCTTTTGTAGCATGGCGATCCGCGATGTTCCCATGTCGGCCTTGATCATGCCCATGTCAATGCCGTCACGCAGCTTGGAGATGTCCATCGTCATGGAGTCGATCTCCATTTCGAGGATGGCATTGAAGTTGCGTTTCTTGAATTCTTTCTTGGCCCAGGCATCCGTGTCCACGATGCTGCCTGCGTAGCCCAGGAAGCGGGCGTACAGGTACATCTGGATTGGGGAGGAGATCTGTTTACAGAATGCTAGAAACGCTTCTCGGTCTTTCTCGGTCAGAGTTTCTAGCCATTCCGTCATGATCGGTACGCCTGCTGAGATTGTTCGTAGTCCCTGTTCTCTTTATAGCGACGGAACATCTCTTGTTGCAAGTCTGTGGTCCGTTGTTCTTCTGCCTGTTTACCAACTGTCGCACGCGTTTCGCTGCCAGTGGTGCCAATGGCGAGGCGCTGTTGCTCACCACGGGTCTTCTCCGTTTCGCGCTCCTCTTCTCCAGTTTTACCGAGCGTCAGGCGTTGTTCGGCGCCAGCAGCTTGGCCACGGCGGATGTCTTGGCCCGCAAAGAACTCTTCGTTGACACGATCAAGTTCTGCGCCTTTCTCCATGTTGAGGCGCTGCTGAGCAGCACTGGCCTCATCAAGAACTGTCTGTGTCCGCAGGGCCTGGGTCGGAACCGGAGTTGGCGGCGACGGCGGGGGCGGCGGCGGAGCGTAAACAATCGTTGGAGAAGGTGGCGGAGATCCTCCCATGTCAAACAATCCTCGA